CGCTACTAACAACTACGCTGGCTGTAATGCTACCAGCATTTACAGTCTGGTCTTGCACAATATTGCTAAACATCTTAAAGCGGTTAGTCGCAGATACTTCTTCCCACTTGGTCGCATCAGTAGTGGGGTCGTTTCCTACATTACTGTTAGCTAATGATTTGTATATTCTGTGGCTTGCTACACTTGCACCATTTGCAGTAGTGGTAACCATGCAAAGTGCATCAATAGCGAATGTTGCGCCAGAAGTCCATTCGGTTTCATCGGCTTCTGTAACATTGGATGCAGTTAATTCGGCATCGCCAATTGTTTCAGGTTTTATTATCTTCATGTTGCCCTTGTCGGTGGTAAGCCGTTTTTATCCCATCTGTCATATATTCTATACGATTTAGCAGTATTTCGTGCAACGGCTATCATAATTTCTGCTATATCGCCTTTCAGCGCAGATATATCGGCTGACATAGAATCTTGCGAATCCGTCTGAGCTTTGGTCAATACTCTTTCGCCAGCGTGTAGTTCAGCAACATAGCCATCAAAAGGAACCCTGCTTAATCCGTCAGCGTGTGAGCCATCAGGCTGTTGCGCTTTGTAGCGTTCTACTGCCAAAGCGGCACGTTCAATCATTTTTTCAGAACTACCCATAGATAATAGTTCGTTTAGCTTATCTCTTGGTAGGTCTGGGTTATCTTTCCATAAGCCTGTGAAAAAATCTTTTGTATAAGAATCAACCTGCTTGTCGATTGCTACTCCGGGTTTTCCTTCTTCGCCAGCCGAGCCGTAGAAAAAGTTGCGTCCTGCAACATTAGCAAAGCCTCTTTCGTCTAAGCCCTTAAAGTCTGATTGGTCTAAATCAACCTTCAACCCTGCCTGTTTTACAAGCCCAGTTAATGCTGAGTCAGTAGTTCTGAATACATCAACATTAGTCTCAACCTCATTGGCATCGCTACGTCTACCAAATTTCATCACCTCAAGGCCGGATGCAAAAGTTTCGGTTCCAAGATTCTGGCCGCTTTTTCCTAATGGAATATCTAAGTCGGTTATCAGTCCAGCATTGAAAGATGGGGTTGATTTTTTAGCCATTAATCCTGCGGCTAATGCTACAGCCCCAATCACCGCGGTAACTGGGTTGGTTAATGCGGCTTTTGCAAATCCTGCAACAGCTTTGCCACCAGCGGCTATGCTTGAACCAATGCTTTTTATTCCGGCACCAATGCCAGACATTATTCCAGCACCACCTGCACCGCCAGCTACGCCAGCTTCAGCCGCCATAATTCCTGCTGTAGCCGCATTTGTTCCAGCCCCCGCAAGAACAGTACCACCAGCCATTCCACCAGCCGCGCCACCAAGAATACCTGCACCTATGCCACCAGCCGCAGATGCGCCAGCACTTGTTAGAACGCTTCCTATACTGCTTCCAAGACTGCCAAAACCGCCAATCAGCTTACCAAGATAGCCCATAATCTTACTTGCAACAAAGTCTGCGACCATCTTGACAAGCATATCTTTGAAGCCTTTCGCAAGATTATCAAAAGCATTTTTACCATTAGCGAATAAGTCAGTAAAAAATCCGCTAATACTGCTGTGCCATTGCTTGTATTTAGCTTCTTGGTCTGCCAATTCTTTTTCGTAAGTTTCTGTTTTTTCTTTTTCTTTATCTATATTTTCTTGTATCGCTGTTTTCTGGTTATGCAGACTCGTGGTCATTGCAACTATCTGTTCGATTTCTTCTGGCGTAGCTTCGGCACCAGCGGCTTTAATTCTGTTATAAATATCAAGCTCCAAAGCAGTCATGTGTACCTGTGACGTTTGTTCAGCCAGTGTACCTATAACACCTTGCACTGCGTCGTTTAGCTTATCTGCCGCGTCTTTTCCGTCACCTGTCTCTAAAGTTAAATCTTCAAGCGCAACTGACGTTTCTTCTAAATTCTCAATGTTTTCTACAATAGTGCCGTTTAAGATTCCAAGCTGGTGCTCGTATTTATCAATTGTGCGTTGCTGTTCAGCGTAACGCTCTTTTTCTCTGTCAATTTCCCTTTGTTGCGCATTACTGAGTCTTGCCCTATTTCTAGCCTGAAATTCTAATCGTTCAATAGTTACTCTTGTTGATTCTTGAGTAAGTTGCATTCTCTGTATTGCTTGGTTTATTTCTGATTCAGTCAGGTCGTTAACCTTTTCCCGCAACTTGTCGTGAGATTCACCAAGCGACTCATTGTTTTTCGTAAGCAAAACCATTGCGCCAATTACCATCGCTATAGCACCAACAGGTCCACCAAGTAATGCTAATGCCGAATTGAAGGCCGTGGTTGCCGCTGTAGCAAGTCCAACTGTTCCAATATAAGTGGTCAGGCCGCCAATCGCGCCAACGATGGCTGGGGCAAGTTGCGCAAGCAGAACTACCGCCATAATCTCAACGCCAGTTTTTACCATGTCAAGATTGTTTGTTAGATACTCCATGCCGCCAGAAAGCCCTGCTACGGCTCCAGCAAGTATAGATACGCCACCAGCATCACCTATCGCAAGAAAGAATTTTGTTACTTGGTCAGAAAGGTTGGAAAACAGTCCCGGCAATCGGGTCATCTGGTTTTCCATAGCACCCGCAAAATTTGTTTCGCCAATGCCTAATAGGTATTCTTGTATTTCTGTTGCGTTTGCGCCAATGGTTGTAGTTACACCCTGAAACACAAAAGAAACATCGTCACCCTGCTTTTTAGCTTTTATGCCAAATTCTTTTAATCGCTCAAACTCACCTGTTGAGGCATCAGCAACCGCCTCAATCATCTGCATCATATCTTTGCCCATTGCAGACGCAGTATTGCCGTATGACTGCAACGCACGTTCTGACGGGGTTAAACCCAAGGCTGTTAATTTAGTAAACGCATTAACAGATTGGTCTAGAGTGAATGGAGTGGTGGAGGCAAAATTCAGTAGCTTATCAAAAGCCAAAGATGCGTTTTCTGTGCTACCCGTCATGGTGACAAGTGAGCCTTTAAGCAATTCTGTTTTTGTTACAGTGTCAGAAAATGATTTACCCAGAGCAACTAAGCCAAGCCCAGCTATAACACCGCCAAGAGTTTTAACGGTGCTGGAAAGACCCTTAAAGCCTTTGCCCATACTGTCGGTAGATTTGTTGACATCCCTTTCAGCTTTCTTGCCCTTATCACCAAGCCCGACTATTTCGTCGTTAGCGGCTTTAATGTCACGGGTATCAACCTCAATCTTTATTCTGGCTAAATCCATACTTTTCTTTGACCTGTACGTTGCGTAACGCTGATTTTACTTCATCTGCAAATGCTTGCTTATCTTCTTCAGATTGGTAAGGGGCTTCGACATTCTGGTCGTTATATCTTACCACTGCACTTGCATAATTAGCAGACATTCGTCGTAGCGTGTCTGATTCCCAGTTAGACAATGGTATATGCGTACACCGCATAAATGCTTCGAGTTCCTGCCATGATAGCGCAGAAACCCCGTTCCCATTGTTGGTAGCCAATCCCGTCTGCAGGAATATTCCTACCATGTAGCTAAACGGCTCCACGTCTGGGAGCCGCCTTGCTACTCTGTCTGGTTCCAGATGGTCAATTCTGGTTCTAGCTTGGTCTTTTGCTGGAGTGTGTAGCCAACCCAGTTGGCGTGCATACAGTTCGAGTACTTCCGTTATCCCAAAAAATAACTTGCTCGGTCTGCGGCCGCCTCAATAAGTTGTTCGGCAATCCAGTTGCGTTCTTCGTACAGCTTGAGCGCATTTTCTTTTGAGCATTTCAAGGGTTCACCTTCATACTCAACATTCTTAGACCATTTAACAGTGCATTCGGCTAGTATTTCATAAAGGGCATTTTCTAATGCGCTGGCAGGAATTTTCCTGTCTTTATATCTTGCCGCGTTCTTGGCATTTACCCGTTTTGCGGTTGCTTGCCAAGTCTCACTGTCCTTACCTAACACTGTGATAACTAAGCTATTGCCTTCATCATCTGCTAGATAATCACCCGTTGCCGGATGTACTAATCTTACTTCTATTCCCTGCTCCGCAAGTTGTTGAAGGTCGATAGTTGCTAAATCCATAATTCACCCCGTGAATATAGTTATAAAAATATTAAGCTACGTTGTATAACGGTCTGGTCAACTCAACATTAACTGAGCTTGATTTGATGCTATCTACACCGCCAGTAACAACTTGGAAGTCCATTACTAGTCCAGTGAAATAATCAATAGAGCCATCAGGATAAGTGATTGCGAAAGACGCATCATTATCGCTGGTAGACTGAGTTTTGCAAGCCGCCTGACCAGTATCGTCTTCGTCAGCCGCGAAAGAAATAGTCATTGCGCCATCATTGATGGAGCCTTTCTTTTTCACAACCCTGCGCTCGCCCAGTGGGTTATGCGTAACAAGGTTGTATACGGTTCCGATTGACGGCAGTTCAGATACTTCGCCAATAGTTAAAAAAGTTAGTGATGGATAACCAGTGGTTGCGTCATCATCGAAAGTAGTTGGCAAAGTTGCGCTTATGCCAATACTTGTTCCTGCGCTTGTGCGTATAGCCATTTTTAATTACCTCTATAGGTTTTCAGCTTTTAAGTTTTGTTCAAGGTTGGGCTTGAATCTT